CGGCGCAGCCAGGTCGTCGGACCCAGACACGTCGCACGCGGCGGCCGCACAGGCCGGCGGGCTGGCGACGCGGCACCAGCGGCAGATCCTCGCGGCCCTGCTCGACGGCCCGGCCGGGGCCAGCGGCATTGCGGCGCGGTGTGGGCTGCTGCCGCACCAGATCGGCAAGCGGATCGCCGAGCTGGCCAAGGCTGGCAGGATTGTCGAGACGGGGCGGACGGTGACGAGCTCGAGCGGTAGGGGCGAGAGGGAATGGAGGTGCGCGTGACGAAAACATCTTGGAGACAGGAGCGCACTGAGCGGTTCAGGATTCTGCATCGTGACAATTTCACGTGCAGGTATTGCGGCGCGCGTCCTGGAAGTGAATTGCTAGAGGTTGATCATTTGGTGCCTGTTGCTCGCTGCGGAAGCGACGAGGACACAAACAAGGTGTCTGCGTGCAGGACATGCAACCGCAGGAAGTCTGACACGATCTTCTTTCCGCACGACCTGATAGAGCGGCAAGACGACGAAGACGGCTGGTTTGTCCACAAGACATACGGCGAATGGTCAATTGTTTTTTGCGATGACCGTATTGGCGTTGAGAAGAAGGACTATGGGTTTATTGAAGGTCACCGCATGTACGAGTTTGATTTGATAAGGCACATGCACGAGAAAACTTGGGAGGCGCAGGTTTTTCGTGACATGCACACGGCTTTTGAACATCTGCGAAAACTTATTCAAGATCCCATTTAAGGAGGCAACGCATGGCCGGTGAGTTTATTGAAATGATTAAGGCGGATAGCAAGTTTGAGCAGATGCTGGACGCGGCGGTGTCGACTCCCCGCGGATACGCGTACATCAGGATTGCTGCCGTCGCGCAGATGATGGGCGTTAGTCTGAGCCACTGCTGGAACACTCACGGGAAAGACCTGCTGGAGATGCTTGAGGAGAGAATCGCGAAAGACACAAGCACAGAGGGACCGATCAGTGGCAAAAGACATCGTGCGTGATTTTGAAATGGTGATTGAAGATGCCTTACACGAAGACCTTCGCCTGCGGCCCGATGACATAAGGTGCCCGCCAGCTTCTGAATTGAGCGCCGACACTAGAGAGATGGGCGTTCAAGGGATGATCTTAGACGCCGAGCTCAGTGGTCGGCTAACGGTTCCCCAGTGCCGGGCGCTGATCCGCATGGCATACGACAAGATGAACGGGCTGACGTTGAGGGCAGGGAAAGTAAACGATGACGGCTCTGTAACAGAGTTTGGAAAGGAGGCTGCGGATGGCCGGTGAATGGATTCCCTACGACGTCTGCCTACCGCACAAGCCAGAGGTGCTCGAGCTCGTCGACCGCACCGGCCTCCAGCCGGACCAGGTCGTCGGCCGGCTTCTCATGCTGTGGGGCTGGGCGGCGCTCAACAGTTCGGACGGCACGGCCCGGATGTCTGTCCGGCTGCTGGCGAAGCTGTGCGGCGGTGACGACGAGTTCTGGCGGGAGGTCGAGTCGGTGGGCTGGCTTGTGATTGACGCGGAAAACGGAACTGTGGCGATCCCCGGATGGGAGCGTCGGTTCTCGCAGGCCGCTAAATCACGGGCTCTGTCCAGCGTCCGGCACCAGGTCGACAAGGCCCGGGGCGCCGAGCGCCCCCAGTCGGGGCGCGTGGCGCCCCCAGCCGGGGCGCCGAGCGCCCTAGAGAGAAGAGATAGAGGAGATAGAAATTCTTCTTCTTCCCCGGGAAGTGCTGCGCAAGGGCCGGAGCAGCCGGCAGGCTGGGAGACGCTGCGCAAGGCGTGGGCGGCTGGCACAGGGAGGCCGTGGAAGCTGCCATCTGCCCCCGAGAAGGTGGCCGAGCGGCTGGCCGAGGAGGGCTGGTTTGAGAAGGCCCTGGCGGCCATCCAAGAGCTGCCTCGGTGCAAATACTTTCGCGACCCCGTGACGCTGCCGCAGCTCGTGGCGAAAGGGTTCGTCGACAAAGTGCTGGGCGGGCAGTTCGACAACCCACGCGATCAGCGACCGGCTGGCGGCTACCGCGGCCAGGACGACAAGCCGCCGGCCGAGGGATGGAAAGGCAAGGACGCCGACGACCTGGAGTACACGCGTCGCAAGATGATCGAGCATCTACGACAGGAGGTCACGCAGTGACAGGACCACAGGCCAAGATTCTGAGCTTCATCATCGACTGGGTCGCCGCCCGTGGCTTCCCGCCGACGGTACGCGAGATTTCCAAGGCGTTCGGCTGGACGACCACAGCCAACGTCCAGCAGCACATCGAGCGTATGCAGCGGGACGGGCTCGTCACGCGTCAGGCCGGGATGGCCAGGACGCTACAGGCTACGCCAGCCGGCCTTGAGCAGCTTGAGGAGCTGCGGCAGACAGCGTGACAAAACGTCGGCTCAAAAGGGAGGGGGGGTACTTTTTGTCACAAACTTTTACAGAAAAACTGGGAATGTCGCTCATGGACGAAAAAGACAACGCGATGCTGGAACGTGGCGCCGCCAACGACATTGTGCGTCTGCGGTGGCGTCTGACGATCAGCGAAAACATCATCGCGCGGTTGGTGGCTGAGAACGAGCGGCTGAGGAACGATGCGACGTGCCCGCACGTTCGCGGAACGGTGACGCAGTATTGCAGCTTGAACTTAACGCTCACCGACGAGGAGCGGGGGGCGATTGATGCTGCAAGCAAACTGCTTGCCATTGACGGCTACCAGACGATCGCCGCCACGCTCCGCTCGCTGCTGGAGCGACTGAAATGAATCGCGGCGTGTGCCGTAGGTGCGGCGGCCGATGGACTCGGTGCTGGTGGTGCCAAGCGGCCGCCATCCGAAAACTGCTAGCGAGGCTGCAATGAGCTCTACCATGATCCTGTGCGTCGGCTTCGTCTACCTCATGGTCGGCGTCGACCAGTTCCGTAAGGGCGATCCCGGTATGGCGCTGGCGTGGCTTGGTTACGCCCTGGCGAACGTCGGTCTGGCGTGGAACGCCCGGTAGACTCGTTGACGATAATCTGCACGATTGTTCACGTCTCAAGGAGGAGACGATGGAGATCGTGCTTGAGGTGCCAGGCCAGCCCGTGCCGCAGCCGCGTGCCCGCGTGACAACACGTGGCGGCCACGGCCACGCATACACGCCGAAGACGCACCGCATACACACGTATAGGCAAGCCGTCGAGCTCGTGGCACGAGCGTCCGGCAAGACGATGCCACGTGTGCCGACTGTGCTGTCGATCATCGCGGTGTTTGAGCGTCCCAAATCGCACTGGCGAAAAAACGACCTCAGCCCCAAGGCGCCAATGTGGCCAAACGCTGACGGCGACAACATCCAGAAGGGCGTGGCCGATGCCCTCAAAGACTGCGGCTTCTTGTTCAACGACGATCAGGTCGTCGACTGGCATTGCCGCAAGCGATTCGCAGCTCGCAACGAGCAGCCCCGCACGATCATCACGATCCGAGAGGACGCGTAATGGTCTGCCGCAAGAAGTTCCTCACGCCCGAGCAGGAGGCTGCCGTCCGCAAGACCTACGCGAGGGGCGGCACGAGCGCCGAGATGGCGTTCGTTGCTGGCGTATGTACGTCGCTCATCTACGCCCGGCTCAAGGATCAGATAGCAGACCTGCGTCGCGGTCAGGGGCGCGGCGGGCGACGCGGCGGACAGGTAGATCCCACGCCAGAAGAGATTGCCATCAGGAGGGCCGAGTGCGATCAGCGTCGCCTGCTGCTCATGCGGCCGAAGTTCCACGACCCACACAATCTCGATTGAATACACGTATGCCAGACGCAATTCCACGTTGGAGACCACCGCACCAGCGCGGCATGAAGCCGCAGAAGGAGCGAGCGCACTACCTGTCGGCGGATTGGACTGCGAAGCGTCAACGGATTCTTGTGCGCGACGCGTTCACGTGCAGGACCTGCCACGAAGTGTGCTACGGCAAAGACGCTCACGTCGATCACATCCTGCCGCTCGAGGACGGTGGCACAGATGCTGACACAAACCTTCAGGTTCTGTGCAGCTCGTGCCACGGAAGGAAGACGCGTAACGAGCAGCGACGGAAGGGCTACGCGTGATGGACGACGGGTGGGGGTGGGTCTGTTTGACAAAACCACGATCGACGGAAAGCCCCATGCCCACTTCGCTCGAATTTCCGACCAACTAAGCCGAAATCCGAGGTAAGTATGGGCCGCAGAGGCCGCCATCCTGATCCCAACAGCAAGCGATCACAGGCCGCTGTGGCCCGCGTCGCGGCCATCGGCAAGTCTCTGCCCGTGTCCACAAACAAGCCGTCAGGCAGCACGCCAAAGGCCCCGAAGGACGTCGCGGCCCGGCCGGTAGCTGCTGCCTACTGGAAGGCCCACGCGGACAGCCTGGCGGGCTCTGGCCGGCTGCGCTCTGACAACGTCGAGGGCCTCGCCCTGCTCTCTCACCTCTACGCCGACTGCCGCGAGCTCGCGGAGCAGCTCGCCGCCGAGGGCTGGATGACCAGCACCGACAAAGGCCAGCAGGCAAACCCGGTGGCGCGGCTGCTGCGAGACGCTCGCCGCGACTTCGTCAGCCTGGCCCGCGAGTACGGCCTGACGCCGGCGGCAGAGACCCGATTCCCGCCGGAGGCCACAGAGCATGGCGAAGAAGACGCCGAAGAGGCCGCGCTCAGAGCCTTCTGCGGCTGAGCCAGGATCCGACCGGCCAGAGTACGTGCCTGGCTACACGTGGGACGCCAAGTCTGCTGCGAAGCCTGCGGAGTTCATCGAAAGCCTCTGCCGCATTCCCAGCCAGGACGGTGGCGATCCGCAGCCGGTGACGATCATCCCGTGGCACCGTGACAACGTGATCGCGCCGCTGTTCGGCTGGAAGCGTCCAGACGGCCGGCTCCGCTACCGTCGAGGTGCTGTCTTCGTTCCCAAGAAGAACGCGAAGACGTTCCTGATGTCGCAGCTCGCCCAGTATCTGCTGACGTCGCACCTGCCACACGCTGACGTCTACCCGGCAGCCGTCGACCGCGAACAGGCCCGCATTCTCTACCGGATGCTGAAACGATCCGTTGAATCATCGCCGCTGTCCAAGGTGCTCGAGGTGGTCGACTCCAAGTCGATCATCCGCAACAGGAAGCACGGCAACATTCTCCGCTGCCTGAGCGCCGACTCGTGGCGGAACGAAGGTTTGAACGGCAGCGTGATCATCGACGAGATCCACGCCCACCGTACCGACGAGCTCGTCAGCGCGTTGACCTACGCCACTCGCGCCACGCCCAACGGCTTGGTGCTTGCGATCAGCACGGCCGGTGACGACCGCAAAGGCCCTGGCTACCAGTGGTGGCAAGATGCCGAGCTCGTGATGAACAACCCGGCCGCCAACCCGACCTTTTTCGGTCTGATCTACGCGGCCAAGCCAGACGACGACTTCGACGACCCGGCCGTGTGGCGTAAAGCGAACCCGTCGATGGGCATTACGTTTCCCGAGGAGGAGTTTCGGGCTGACTGGCAGGACTCCTTGACCAATCCTGTCAAGAGAGCGCGGTGGCTCCGATATTCCTTGAACGTCTGGAGCACCCCGGATAACCGCTGGTTCACGCCGGAAAATTACGCCCCATGCGTCGCGACGCCGCCGCTGCCGCTGGAGGGCCGGTCGTGTTTCATCGGCCTTGACCTGGCTGACCACCTCGACCTGACGGCAGCCGTGGCGCTCTTCCCAGACGGCCAGGGCGGCTACGACGCCGATGCCATGTTCTGGATGCCTGAAGAAAATGTGGCAGACCGCGAGAAGGAGGCCCGCGTTCCTCTTCGCCAATGGATCGCGGACGGCTGGATAAAGACCACGCCTGGAGTGCGTCTCGATCACGACCAGGTCGCCGCTGATCTGATCGCGTACTCGCAGAAGCACCAAGTGCGCGGCGTCGGCGCTGACCCGTGGAACTTGGGTAGCGTTGCCACGCAACTTCAACGAGCGGGCCTTGAAGTACACGCTATAGGCCAGTCGGTTGGCCGCATGACGGCGCCCAGCAAACTGCTCGAGGTGATGATCCACGAGCGGAAGTTTCGGTGTCCGTCTCCGGTCCTGCAGTGGATGGCTGGCAACGTCTGCCTGTACGTCGATCACCAGGGCAACATGAAGCCCGACAAGGGCCGGTCTCAAGAGAAAACAGACGGAATCGTCGCGACCGTATGCGGTCTGGCGGTCTCGATGACGGCGGAGCCGGAGGCGAGTTCTGACTCATGGCAAATAATCGAGCTGTGAAAAAGACCACGGCCAAGCCGCGGGCGCCACGGGCTGAAAAGAAGCTTGAGCAGTACGCCCTGAGAGCCCTCGCCGACCACCTGCCTATCGGTGCCATGCTGCAGGCTGACACGATGTCGGCCGAGGTGGCCGTCCGCGTGACGTGCATTCTGGCGTGCGTGCGGTTCATCGCCAGCTCGCTGTCGTGCATGCCGACCGAGATCATCCGCCGGCGGCCTGGCTTCCCCAAGACCCACGCCCACGACCTGCCCTGTTACGACGTTCTCACGTGGCGGCCCAACTCGTGGCAGTCTGATTTCGAATACAAGGAAACGACGTCGTACCACATGGCCCTCTACGGCCGGGCCTACTCGCGGATCGTCGCCGGCGACAGCGGATTCTGTTCGTCGCTTGAACCGCTGCACCCGAGCCGCATGTCCTGCATGAAGGGAGCCGACGGCCTCTTCTACCGCTACCTGCTGCCGCGTGGCACGTACAAGGATTTTAAACAGTCGGAGATTGTTCACTACCGCTGGCTCAGCGACAACAGCTACGAGGGGCAGCTCCCCGCCGAGCTCTGTGCCACGAGCGTCGCCCTGGCCCGGAAGCTGGACATCGCTGCCGCTGCGTTCTGGGACAACTCAGCGAGGCCCGACGGCGTGATCGAGACGCAGGAAGAGATCCCGGCCGAGGCTCAGGCCCGATTCCGCGA